CGTCCATTTATGTTTTTTACCGGCGCGTGCGACGCGTGCGACGACGACGAGTCTTGCGCCGACCTCCAGCTGCTGCATTCGACCCCGTCTTCCTCCGAGACTGACGTCCACGAACGACACTTTGGATTTTTGTTGCAGCTTGTTTCGTTACATTAGGGTCGATATATGCAATGTATTCGGTAATATCGCCTGGAAAAATCGGTCTCCGAGTCATTGGATTTTCGGGCACGTGTGGTAATATCGGTTGTTGAGTATATGGATTGAGTCGGGGGACAAGCAGGCGATCGTATGTATCCCTCGTATAGTATCGTCCGAACCCTCTCTCTCCGTGAAAATCTACCATACGAGTGTCTGTGTCATATGGAATAGGGTACGCCGAAATAATGTCTGTCGTGCCTGGAGGTACTGCAATTCTTTGTATAGGAGGATCATCGGCACCTAATTTAATCATGCGAAGCATTCCTTCATCTGTGAAATAGAGGATCTTCCTATTCGCGTCACATGCAAACGTCCCCGGGCCGAGTTTGAACCGAGCTGTTCCCATCGCGCGCTCGCTTCCAACAGTTCCTGGAGTATTTTCATTCCCAATTTCTCCGTGAAGGGTAATCACCCCGGCAGTACTTTTCCTTGCTATAAAAAAGGTCGGATCATCAAGGGTCGCCTGAGCATAGTACGATGAAAAATAGCAATTTCCTCCGCGATCGCACGCTTGGTTAGGTAATCTATTGATCGAGTCTGCAGCAGGTGTCCCTGCCCTTCCAATTGTTGTCACAGCCCCACCTGGTAAAGAAACTGTTCGTATCGTGTCTTCATCCCAGAACAAAAGGCGACCATCCGTGTGAAACCAAATATCTCCTACCTGACTCATCGTTGCAGCAATCCCAACACCATCTAGATCTGCATCCAACTCCGGAAACTCATCGACGTTATGTCCGGCAAGGGTTGTTACTTGACCATCACGAATGACTCGAATAAAGTTGTCATCTCCAACATACAGAGCTCCGTCAGGACCTTTGGCGATTGAAAGTGGATATGTGAACCTTGCAGTCGCCACAGGTCCGTCGACTACAGGTGCCTTAGGTGCCCCAAGTTCCCTCGCACTGGGAATTCCGGCAATCAGAGTAAGTGTTCCATTTAGATTACGTTTCTTGATAGTCCCATCGCCCATGGTCATATACAGACTTCCATCATCGTCCACGAACGAGACTCTAACGTCAGGGTACTCTCCTATATTTGACACGACTGCCCCGTTCATTTATGTATAGGCCGTTTTATTTTTGCGTGCCCCACGGCGTTTGGATTTGTCCTTCATACCTTGGTCTTTTTCGGTGTGCTGTATGGACTGCCACCTGACCGGGATTAAAAGTCATTTTCCTCGTTTATAGGAATAGCGATTGGAAGATTGAACTGGAACTGACCATGAAGATAGGTAGATACGCTTATAGAAATCGCAGCACATCGATTTGTATTGTGTTGAAGACCCATTGGTTTGAATGCCGCAATCTTTGCAATTTGTTCATTGCTCAAAACATTATAGGCATCTGTAAAAAATCGTTGCCACTTCCGCGTGAATTGGTGTTGATTAAGTCGGGCACCCTCTAGTAGCCACGAATCATGAAGAACTGCACCAATGAACTTTTGGAAAACGGCCTTCTTACGCTTTTCGTTAACCATTCCGTGCGGATCAATGTTTAGTACCTCTAAGATCTGACGAAGATTTGTAAGATTCACATCATTCATATCCCTAATCTGATTTGAAGCTAGTCCCCAGTTAAGATTAAAATGAGCAGACCCGAACATTGATGCCATAATGATCTTGTACGCAAGCGTTACTTCGCTACGTGGTTTTCCATTTGGAATACTAGAACTCCATACTTTTTCAATCAAATTACGAACGGGACTCACTGCATACCTATCATGTCCGATCAATGAGAATGAGGCTTTAACCAATGGGCGATCATTCCGATTCTCCATCTTCTGTCCAAATGTTAGAACAATCCCCTGGTTGAACTTCTCATAATAATCAGCTTTCTCCTCGTCCGTTGCGTCTTCAATAATCGTAACGGGCATAGAGCACTGACGAAACGCAGCCTGATCTTCAAATGATAGTTCGCTATACATTTTGTCACCATCTTCCGTCTCCGTCTTAAATCCATCGTGATAATAGAGACATAGTGTCGTTGCTCGATTTCCTCCATCAATCAACTCATTATTGCAAAGAATCAATGATGGCAGCGGTTCATTCTTAATAACACTTCGAATGAACCCTTCTTTGAGTTCAGAGGTCCACACGTAATCACGATTACACTCTGCAATCTTGTATTGCTTTGTTTCGTCGTATCCGAGCATATTAAACCGGCCTCTAAAGTCACTCAGAAAGTCAGAAACACTCATATCGGTATATTCAACCGTAGGCATTGTATGGATGTAGTGAACTATATGTAGACCACATTCAGGTAAAATGGATACGTGCTGACCAAATCAAAGAGAGGTGGGGGCAAAATGACGATCATTCACAACTACGCAGCACTCGGATTTAAGGAGGAGGAGGTGAAGATGTTGACTGACTTTGACCAGGCAGTCAGCAAGACAGAGGGAGGGTGGGAGTTCATGCGAACGTTTGCTGACAGCAGTTTCGCATGGTCTAGCGATAATACGCTCACCGAGATCAACGGATACATGGAATACCCCGACCACTCGGGATCTACCTACGAGTGGACTGCGCGAAGGATCCAGCGCGTAGCCAAGGAGGGGTGGGAGACATTTGCGAAGAACTCCCGCATTTGACCAAAACGGATTCGTCTCGGTCAAATCAAAGAGAGGTGGGGGCAAAATGACGACTACTAACTGCCAATGGTGTGATGCGATGTTGGAGAACCAGGTGATCTATACGGTTGACACAGTGAGAACGGAGGATGGGATTTCGCCAGTGACCTACATTGTTGGGCAAGACTGCTGTATCGGGGGAGCGCAGAGACACCACGCGTACGTTCGAGAGTACTTCGACTTCTGGAACACGAACCCGCGGATGTACATCGACTTTCTGCCAAGTGCCGAGAACTGCCAGAAGTTGTTCAATGACGCCATCTACTGGCACCACAACGGGGCGTCCAAGACCGTGGTGAGGGACTTGTTCCGGACGGCGTGGTCGACGTACAAGAAGCTGTCCCTGGAGGACCAGGCCCGTGTTGTTACGCGGTAGACAGGGATCATGACTGAAACTTACTTACTTATTTTTACGTGACCTGAGGCCCCTTGCGGTCCGGGACCGACGCCGACCTCCCTTCCACGTCTTGACTTTGCCTTCATCCTGAAGTTTCTTTGCAAGAGCCATCATCACCTTGCTATCAACAACGTCCTCGCCATCTGATCCCTTCCAACTCTTTCCCTCCTTCACCAGCTGATCAATCGCCGCAATGATATACCTTTTTTCAATTGCATCGGGTGGCGCAGGATGTACCTTGGCTGTTGCCCGCATAGTGAACGGCATTACTTATGTCTGTGACGAGTTTTCCGGGACCGACGTTTCCCTCCCTGCTGCCAGCCACGTACAGCATCGCTACATAACGTGCCCGGACCACAGTTTTTCTTGTACGCGTTGACGTTGGTTTCGGCATCTGTTCCCGTATACTTTGCGTATGCAACAATGGAAAGTACACTGAATGTGAGTATGGCAACGAATCCTAAAGCTCCCGCTGCTAAACTGCCCACAGCCCTGTCGACTGCGCCTGCCATTACTTATGCCGCCTACGAGTTTTTCGCGTACGGCGGCGGCGTCCACCCTGTGAGAACTTCGCAAGAATCTCAGCAAGAAGTTCCCTTGTTTCGTCATCGCGGGCTTCAAGTTCAGATCCAGACCTCCATCCAATCCGGGTGTCTGTTTTTACATCCGGCAGTGTATCCCCCGTAAGATTCACGCGAAAGACAGGTGTATAGATTTCCAGCGTAAACCCCTCGTCGGTCTTGTAGAACCGAGCACCATAGTCTTCGTCGGGGTGCACGTCAAAGTTCATCGGGTCTTCAGGATCGGATTCGTCTGCCATTAGTATTGACGGCGACGAGTTTTCCGCGAGCGACGACCTCCCTTTCGCTTCAGTGTCCGCACTGCATTAATCCCAGTTCCGGCCGCATATCCCAATTCCTGGTACAGGTAATCCCTGACCTCAGACTTCAACCCCATGCGCTGAGCGTTCCAGTTGACCCCCTCGACTTCTTTCTGCTGCTCCTCAAAGGCGAGCAAATCGCGCGCCGCTTTTGCACTCCGGGCGATGTCCTTAGCTTCCGCCAGAGTAATCTTTGGAAGAGGTTCCAGTTCTTCAAAATTTGGCGATGGCATTATTAAACGCTGCGACGAGATTTCCGGGTCCCGAGGACCCTTGTGGTCCGTGCACGACGCTTGGACTTCTTCGTCTTCCGACGACGACGGCCACCATCCGGTAGAATGTTCAGTACTCCATATTCAATCTGAGTGTCCGGGGCTAGCGGAACAACCCCTATCAGAGGATTAAAGCGAAACCCTTTAGTTCTCCAGACATGCAGGAGTCCTTCACGATCAAATATAAACCGATTATCACCTCCAATGCGAATAACCCGCTGACCTTGAGTAAAGTCATCCTGAGCAAAGAGATCTAATTCGAGTTCAGATTGTTTGACATTCATTTCTACCTCCTGAGGGGCGGCAGGTGCTCCTTCTCCTACGAGAATATTGTAGATCGCACGGTCAAGCTTATTTTGATCTTCCTGTGTCCCGCCTTGCGCTATCATATCGCCATCGGCAAGTGGATGATCTTGTGTCTCCGGCTCGTTGTAGTAGTGGCGGATATCTTGCTCTTGAAGTCGAAGATACTTATGAAATGCTTTACGAACTGCAATGCTACTGAGATTCGCTTTAATTAGATCAAACGCCTGGCGAACAACCTGGAGAGGGGTCCGCTGCTGCCACACTGCATGGTGCTGAGCCCCCTCGCGCTCCCAGTCTTGTTCCTCTCCAGGCGGATCGTACTCTTCAAAAACTGCTTGTGATTCGGCTCTCTCCTCGGCGGTCAAGGCTGCCATTTATTATACGCTCCGAATAAACTCCCAGTGCAGGTAGGAACAGATCTTCTCCCAAATTGAGTCGTGTGCGATCAGGCGGTCCCTGGACTTCAGCAACGGAAAGAACACCTTGTACTCATCCAAATCCAGCAGCTCAAAAAACTTGTACAAGATATACGAGTAGCTTAAGAAGTTTGTGCGATCGTTGGGACAGTACAGCAGAAACGGTGCCTGAATCTCTTGAAACATGGCCCGGACCTTTTCCTCTATTTCAGGGGTGATGGTCGGGGGCGGATTTCCATTCAGACGGCTTAAAATGTGAGCGCGGTGCTCGTAATACTTAGACCGTCCCAGCTTCTTCAGGATCTGACGCGTATCCTCTTCGGACAGATCTGCAATGTTATCGATGCGGCGCTTACGGATCTCCAGCACAACCTCGTTCATAACCTCTTCGGGAATAATGGTTGATTCCTTCGCCTGGAATTGATTAAGGATCTCATTAAGATGGTTAATCTTCTTATAGGCGTAGTTGTTCCGTTCCTTGGGTGGGTCACGGAAACTTGGGAAGTCGCTCACAACCAAAGCATACTCCTCCGATCCGCACGACGGACACACCAGAATACCTTCCGAACTGATTTCCTCCCTCGCCACATTGCACGCAACACAGTGCTCCGTCAAGAGTTGCGTAGCTTCCGGTCCATTCGAAAGCTTCATCCGGGAAACGTACTCATCAAAGATCTGCTTCTTCGATAAACCGGCATCCACGGCGGGCGTATTTGCGACAAAGAACTTGAGGAAAGTATTGGTTTCTTTTGGGAGCGGAGCAGACTGAGAAGGAACGGATTCCTTCCCATAATAATCCATCAAGATGTCCATATTTTTCATATAGTAATCCTCAACTGGATTTGCCCTAGAAAGTTCCTGTTCTATCTCGCGAATCTGCGAATCCACCTGTGAACACTTGACAATCTCTGTCAGCTCAGTTGATGTGCTCAGCGTTTCACGTTGACTTCGAAGGGTATCTAACTTTGCTTGCAGTTCAGCTTGCTTGGACCCCGAATCACGTAGTCCCTGTACTTGCTCCCGATGAACCGAGTCCAGAGTTCCCATCGACGATCCGCTCCCTCCCAGCTCCCTCGTCTTTCGAATCCTGAAGACGTCCATTTACAAACTCTTCAGTTTGCTTCCTGAAGACCGGATTTGTAAACATACACGGACGCTGTCGTTTCAACGATGCAAATGTTTGATCGTAGGGAAGTCCATAATGTGTTGTAACATAGGTCAGGGTTAAGAAGGCAGATCGATTGATACCGCACTGACAATGAACAAAAACGATAGCCGATCCGGGAGCACGCAAAAATGCCGTCAATTTCTCTTCAAACGCCGGATACCAGTCTAAGATATTTGCATTGACTGTATCGATCGCATTCAGTCCCAAGTAATTATCCCGATACGCATTTCGAAACCAAAAAGGTGAATCGTCTGGAAATGCGCAGTTGATCACGTGGCTAATGTTATATTTTCTTTTAAAGGCAGGTGTGAGCATCTCACCGGCACCGACTAGGATTCGCGAAGAAAACCACGCAGGTTGTTGTTGCAAATACACCGGTCGGACGAACATACTCTTTTGCGTAGCTAGTGTTTAACCGTAATCTCGCGGAGGAGAAACTTCAGGTGCTCGACTTCTGCTTCTAACTTAGCGGTGCGCATCTCCAACTCTGCAAGGCGTTCAAGGAGCATCTTCATAAGGGAATCCATGGGGTCAAGTTTATTTGCCAACCCTTGATCCATTTTTTACCAGCTGGTCTCCTTCTCAAGGCGTCGTGCCTCGAGATCTTCGGACGCGGTGGGAATGTTGATTTCTGACTGATCATCTTCTGGGTTTAAAACGGATTTCCGCGGAAGAACAAACTCAAGATACACGTTGATATGCCCGCCATTCTCTACCTCGTAGGAAGCTTGTACGTGCTGGCCACAGCCTTTCTCGAGTCGAGCCAAGACCATCTCAGAATTTATAATGTCCTCCGTCGAAAGAAGCATCTCTTGAACATGACGGTAGGGGGGAAGTTGAGTGAGAATGAAACGAGTACGCCGTCCATGATAGACGTCATGCCGGAATCTGGACTTCAGATTTACAGCCTTAGCAACTTCAATCAGTTCAGTGTACAGTACGTTTGCAGCGTACAACCGGCAGTCAACGGACTTGTCCGCTACACGCAGGATACAAGCAACATCAAAGTCGGAGAGAATTGGAACAACCATTACTGTGATATTCCTCCCACACTCTATATCCATTTTAACCCAGGAAACTCAGCAGGAATACATTCAGTAAGTGAGACACCACAACTGCTGCTCCTCCCAGCACTCCAGCACCTTGCCACGACACTACACCACCCGATGTATATGCATTCGGGACATACCTCAACAGTAAGTCACGCGGTGCGGACAGTGAGAGCAGCACCGTGGCAAGGAAGAAAGAGATATACAACGTTAAGTTGGACCACATCATTCGCATCATTGGGAGCGACGGCTTAAAGGAAGGCACCATATGGGTACGCTGGATGTGATCCGAACCGGAAACACCTGCCATCGGCGGCATAGACTGAGGAAGCTGGGGCGAGGGCAAGAGGGCGTCGAGCGAGGTCTGGTCGTCCATTGTTTATGAAGGAGACACGATTTCACACGTTGCATCTTCCACGCGATATTTGTAACATTTTCCATCTACCTTCACTGTTTTTGCTTCTACATCCTTCAGAGGGACACCCAGAACCCGCTGAGTGCCGTAGTTCCGATGAAAGAGCAGGACGGAGATCCCCAGTCCAATCACAAACGAAAAAAAGGGACTGGCGCGTTCGATTCCTTTTGTGATGTCAAGCATTACTTACTTGCGAGAAGATTGAGAGAATCGGCTTCAGCGCCACAGGGTACCTCGATAGCATTGGTACGAACACATCCCGTGTCTGTATGGAAGATGTCCGTGTCATACGGCGTGGGCACTGCGACTTGCTTTCGGGTCGGTGGTATCAAGATACATGCAATCAACATGCCGATAATAACACCGGCGGCAATCCACTCAAGATGGAACATTGTTCTTACACAGGAACAACTTTTGCAGCCGCCTTGATCTCCATGTACTTGAAAATACCCAGTGCGATCGGTGTCAAGATCAGTCCAGAATACGGGATCACAATAGAGATTGCCGTCAGCACATACGCAACCATTGTGTTACCCGACATGACCAACAAACGATAGGTAGCTCCAATGCTAAACACGTAGAGCAGGGTCATGGCCATCGTAGAGAACGTGCTAAGGAATCCAAGGATCGTATTGGACGGGGTAAAGTCAGCCATTGCGATCACCGGCGCCTCTCCAAACTTTACTTTTTGTCCATCGGGGATTGCAACTGTCCGTTTCTGTCCAGTCTGGTCGTCCGTGTACGTGAGCGTCAGCCGGCGTCCCGTCACAATACCCGCAGAAGACTGTTGCTCGGCCACTTTTCCCTGAAGAGCTGAAGATTCCAGCTGATTGGTCTGAAATGCAATGCACTTATCATCCGAAGCTGAACCACAGATTTCAGTTGCCTGTGTCTTGATGTCAGCCTTTTCCGAGTCGGTCAGTGCGATATTTTTTGACCCAGTCAAAAGATCGATTGCCGGTACAAGGCTATTGTCGGCAACCAAATCGAGATATCCCGATTTTGCCTTGTCTTGCATGCTTTGCGTGATGTCGGTGGTGGCGCTCTCGTCTCCCCACGTGGCCTGGTTAATCACGATACCCATTGTTAGTTAGCAAACACGAAATTCGCAAGACCAGACGTGATCCGCAAGAAGTTGATGGATTCCACGTAGCAGCCCAGATTGTACGTGTAGGCAAAGATAACGTTCTCTCCATTCGTGTTGCGAACCACCGTCACAAGGGTGTCTGGGGGATACAGGGGAAGCCCGGTGACTGGATTCGTCAACAACTGCTGGGCTGCCGTCACGATCACAGGATTTGGCGAGAACACCGTTGACTTTATGACGCACACAACTTCTTGGGCGGCAATCCCGGCAGCAGTGGGCAAGGGCTGTTGCAGGGTCAAGCGAAGTACAACCTTGTTGAACAAGCTACCGTTGATGGCTCCGCTTGGCTGGTACAAGTCATTGTTCAGGGCAAAGGAGTACATGTACACTCCGGGAAGAAGAGGAGCATCACCTGTCGTGTGCTTGTACATCTGCAAGAGCGAGAAGTAGGAAGTTGGCTTCACAGAGAAGCGCTCCTTTCCGTCCAACAGCAGTTGTCCTTGGGTAACCGGATCCCGAGGATACGAAGAGGAAATCTGTAGCTGTCCGCTCGAGTACAGGAAGGTTTGCGTCTCACTGGAGTTGGTTACACTCGAAAAGACATCATTGGCGACTCCGTTGGTTGTGAACGGAGCACGGTTCGGATTGTCCCAGTTCGTGTAGTTGTCCCAATCATTCGTCAGAATCTTGTCCGACCGCTGGGAAGACCAAACCATTCGAGTTACCAAGTTAAAGAAGGGAATCTCAATGTCCGAGTTTCCACCATATTGACCCGGATTGTTCACGTACGTAACAGTCTTGACCAGGAAAGTCTGATCAGCAGATGCCAGCTGTGCCATCTCCATCTCAGTCAGGTAGATGAAGTTGCCCTCCAAATAGGGATCGGGGTAAAAGGTTGTCAGCGCCGTGTTCGACTGAGTGCCAGTAACCGTAGGTGGGCTCAGGAACCGACCAATGGCATAGTCGTTTATGTCTGGGCGGATACGCTTGCCATAGGTATCTGTGTTTAAGGGGTCCACACCGATAACAGTGTAGAGCTGGTTCAGTGGACGGTACGTCACGTTAATAAAGACATCCGAGTTCTGCATTGAGACCAGCGGAAGTGCCATACCCGGGTTTTCACAAAACCAGAAGTGAAGAGGGATCACCAGTTGGCGAGAGCGAATAGACGGTTCAGGAACCAGAGTGTTCGGGATTCCACCGGGCTGGTTCAGAGGGACAACGGCGTGAGGATACTGTCCCAAGCGATCATAGGCATTTGCTGGATCATTGAGTGCAGCCACATGTCCAACCATTTCATCCACAATCTTTCGCTTGTTAGGGTCATGCGTCAGATACGAGTAAAACTTGAGCCACTCGCCCGTAAATCTCTGCAGTAGCTGTCCGTTTGCTGTGATTTCCACGTGGTCGATCAAATTGTAACCAATATTGTCAATCCACTGAAACTCGTAGCCAATAGAGTTCGATCGCTGGTCGTAGCCAGCAGGGGGAGATACACCCACACCAAGATAGTGAAGAGGAGACCAGATATCTGGAAGGGTCAAGACCAGATAGGTGTCATGAAGCAACTGTGCATACCGGTCAATCCGACACGAAATCGTCCGTGTTGTGGTCTGAGCAAACTCCAAGTTTGAGCTCGTAAACGTCATTCGGATTGCCTCCATGGCAAAGTTCGTGTGTCGCCGGTAAACTGCTCGAAAATGCGTCATCGACGGATTTCCATTCACAAGTTCATTCTGTGCTCCAATCGCCACCAATTGAAGTAGACCACCCGGCATATTGTGTTAGTAATGAGATTAGACTAAATAGGTATTGATCACTCTATCAAGCGGATACGGTTGTTGTTCGAGTCAGCTAAGACGACCGCACCCGTCAAAGGGTTTAAGACGACTCCGCGCGGCGCGTTCACGCGCGCAGCCGTGCCCGTGCCGTCGGCGAACGTGTTGCTGCCGTTACCTGCAAGCTTGGTGACTACCCCTCCGGGATATGTTATGCGCCGGATGTAGTGGTTGCTTGTGTCGGCCACTATAATATTACCCAGTGAGTCTATGGCGACTCCTCCTGGGGAACTGAAGCTCGCGGCTGTGCCCGTGCCATCGGTTGCACCCGCGCTGCTGCCTGCCAGCGTCGTAACTACGCCTTCGGGATATGTCACCAACCGAATGCGGTGGTTACCTTGGTCGGCCACGACGATCAGGTTGGTCGAAGGGATCATAGCGACTCCGAACGGGCCGCTGAAGCTCGCGGCTGCGCCCGTGCCGTCTGCTGCACCTGCGGTTGTCTGCCCCGCGAGCGTGGTGACAACGCCCGAGGTGGGGTCAACGATTCTGATGCGGTTGCCGCTCACCTCGGCCACAGCGATCTTGCCATCTGAAAGAAGGGCGACTCCTCGCGGTTGGTTGAAGCTCGCGGCCGCGCCCGTGCCGTCAGCGGAACCGGCAGTTGTCTGCCCCGCGAGAGTGGTGACTACACCACCCGGCGTCACCAACCGAATGCGGTTGTTGCCCATGTCGGCCACGACGATTGTGTTAGTCGAAGGGATCACAGCGATTCCATTCGGCAAGCTGAAGCGCGCAGCCGTGCCCGTGCCATCGACGAAGCCGCTAGTGCCATTTCCTGCGAGTGTGGTGACGACACCGGCCGGTGTAACCAATCGGATGCTGTGGTTGTTCGTGTCGGCCACAACGATATCGCCGGTCGAGGTAACTGCGACTCCGCGCGGATCGTTGAAGCGCGCGTCGGTTGTGCCGTCGGCAAAACCAATGCCGTTGCCCGCAAGTGTGGTGACAGTGCCTAGAAGCACTCTAATCACCGCGACGGCGACCGCAGCCGCCGCCGGTCGCGGTGTCACACCGTTGATGATGACCGCACTTGTACTGGGCGACGCCAATGCACCGACCTGCGACGTGCGGATGATAGCGCCTAATCCAGGTAGAGCAACGGGTACACCCCCTGATTTGGAGACCTTAGCAGTACGTCCAGGTGCAACGTACTGTGCTGCCGCCTTGACGAAGGATGTAAAATCGGAACTCGACGGGCGCAGGACGGGCATTCTTATTTTAGACAAAGATTAGATAGCAGTAATGATGATATAACCTTGTCCGGTGTTGGTTGCACCAATGAATGTGCCTCCTGGATAGAAAGATCCACCGCCACCGGCGGGACCGGCGTCGCCGCCGCCGCCTCCGCCAGAATAACCGCCGCCGCCGCCGCCGCTGCTGCCGCTTCCATATGCTCCTCCTCCTCCTCCAAACCCACCGAAGCAGTTGCCCGAGTTTGCATTACCTCCAACTGCGCCGTTTCTAAATGATAGACCCGACATACTCGGCAAAAAACTACCACCAACACCATTACCAATAAATCCGCCGCCGCCCGCGACTCCGCCGTTGGGCGCCGTGCCACCGCCGCCGTCCGTGCCACCTGCGCCACCGTTAGTCTGTGCAACAGTACCACCAGATGTAGTTGATTGTCCTCTAGTCCATGCTGCGGGGGATTGTAAGTCAAAGTTGTTTCCTCCGCTGCCACCAGCTGCCAGGAGGCAGTCACCTGTCGCAGGAGTTAACCCAGATGCTACAAACGACCCCCCTCCTCCAGCGGATTCAAATCCCGCCGCCCTAGCTCCCATCTGACCCACAACAAGTTGGAGAATCTGACCTTTTGTCAAACTAAGGGTTCTTTCGACAATCGCCCCATGTAGAGCCACCGACGAAGCCGACGCCGCACCTGCAGCTCTAACTGTATAGGAGCGTGTTTGCGGAACCGTCCAAAGCTGATAGCCCTGCGTGGTCATGTTGAAATACGAGGTGTTCGTAACCCAAGGAGCCGTTGCAGTATACGCAGATACCGCCGCAGACAGAGTGGGTCCGTTGCGCCCAGTTGCACCAGCGGGTGTGAAGGTGAAGGTAGTGAACGCGTAAAGAGGCGCCGCAGCCGCAGCTAACTTCACATCGGCATACGGATCGCAGCACCAACTAAATGTTCGACGACCACCCGGTACCGAGCCCGGAGCCAGGCTCAGCGTTTGCGGATAGGCTCCCTTCTCGAACTGGCTCTGGCCGTTAGCTAGCTGTGATATGTGGACATAGTTGTATCTGCGATGAGCCGGCTGCGGCGAGTTTATCAACATCTTGGCAACAATCTGCCGTTTCACCTGTGTCAGATAATCTTGAGCCGAGTTGACCTGCATTTGTTATTTACGGAGAAATGATGTATTCATCACAATGCGGTTTGTTCTTATCAGCACGCACGTAGATCAGACGACGGGGTATTCGAAGGTGGTGTACAATCTTCTGGGACAGCTGGCAACCCTGTCACCGCAGGTGAAGACGTATCACTTTGGATTTCAGCGTCTTCCTGCACGCACAAGCATTCGCACGGTTCCCAAGGGTGTCATTGCCTACGATGCAGCTGCCAATGAGGATCCAAAGGAGGAGGGGTTTGGATTCAACAAGATCCACGAGTATCTGGAGATGGTGAACCCGGATGTGGTGATGATTTACAATGACCCCCTGATCATCCACCGTTTTGTGGAAGCCATGAAGTTTGACAAGGAGACGTCGCCGTACAAGTTGTGGGTCTATGTGGATCAGGTTTACGAGGGTATCGCCCCGCCACTGATTGAGACCATCACAAAGAATGCGCACCGTGTCTACTGCTTCACACAGTACTGGGCAGACATCTACGCCAAGTATGCGCCCTTTCCCGATATTCGTGTTCTCGAGAATGCGGTGGACACAACGTTGTTTTCTAGGCTCCCTGATTCAGTCCGTGCATCTGTTCGAGCAACAATGGGAATCCCGCCCGGAGGGGTTCTGTTTGTGAATGCGAATCGCAACAGCCAGAGGAAGCGACTCGATCTCGCACTGATGGGGTTTGCCGAGCTGCTTCGTCGTGATCCGACCAAGCCGTACTACTTTATGATTGTGACGGGGATGAATGCCCAGCAGGGTGCATACTACGATGTCAGTCGTATCTTTGCCACCGAGCTTCAGCGCCATGGACTTGATGTTGGAGAGCTTAGCAAGAGACTGTTGCTTGTCGACACGTCTGCAAAGCCGGTTCCCGATGCATCGATCAACGAGATCTACAATGCTGGAGATATCGGTGTGAATACGTCGGATGGCGAGGGATTTGGTCTGTGTCAGATCGAGCACCTCTACACGGGTGCACCGCAGATTGTGACGGACATTGGAACGTACCGCTCGTTTATGAATGAGACTGTATGTGCGTTTGTTCCTCCACACGATCGCTGGTACTTTCCGGGGACGATGCCTCTTGGGTTGTGGGCACCGTCATTCTGCTACAAGGAGCTTGCCGATCGAATGGACGATCTTATCAAGGTTCTGCCTCAGTTCAAGAAGTCGGCTTTGAACTACAAGTTTAAGACGTGGACCGATGTCTGTGCCGGGTGGATTGAGGACGTCAAAGCAGAAATTCAATCGAAGTAGGACTGACCATCTTGCCCATACGGAGGAGGCGCTGATTGTCGTCCCAAGCAGGACCATCAAAGACCTCCTTGGTGTTCCGATCAATGATCAGAGAGATCCCCTTGATCATCACTTTTTGTAACACTCGGTGCTTGTTTGATGTGTTGCGCAAGACTGTCTCATCCAGGTCTTCATTTTTAATATTCGGTCTGAATGCCAGATCTTCACCTGCAGTCGTGGAGTCGAACCGCATACACGAGACCACCGGACGTTCACGAGAATGGAGCTTCCGGTGGATTTCGCAATCAACTGCAGATTGTTTGAGCAACAAGGACATCCGCTGTCCGATGCGCTCCTTCTCATAGGCAGTCTCATACAAATACTCATCAGTGGACATAAACGTCTCCACCGGATCACCTTCATAACGCTTTATGACCATGTCATTTCTGCGAATCGGGACAATGTTCGGGTAATCAGCTGACTTCATCTGGTTCTCCGTGAACACCGAAATGTAAAAAGAGACCTTGACTGTGCGCTCCTCCATCGGCAAGGTAGCGTGAGAACAAATACGGATGGCGCGCCCAATGACCTGGTCGTGGCGAGCTGGGGTCCAGTGAGGCTCCATAATGTGCACAAACCGGACATTGTTGAGTGTGATACCTTCAGCACCCGATGCAGATGCCATCAGAACGGTCAGAATCTTCTTGCCTCGTGCGTCTACACTCTCCTTCAGGGATGCGGGGAAGTTCTTGGAGTACACCCCGTTGAAGATCTGACGAGTCAGGTCGCGTTCCTCGGCATCTTCCTCACCCGTGTAAAAGGTGTATGCCGGTTTGTCCGTCATCTCTGGATCTTCCACCCACTGTCCGGCTTTCTTCACAATCTTGTACGCTTGCCAGCCTGCAGTGTCCAAGACAGCCGACAAGACACCCAGACCTTCCAACGAGCGGTACTGCGAATAGACGAACTGATTTGCATCCTTGCCCGCTTTGATGTTGGTCAGAATCTTCAGCATCTTGGGGCTGAACGTCTCAAGTCCCTTCGGAGACAAGTATCGATCAGCCGCTGCCTTCAGCTTCTTGATCACCGCATCGGACTCTTCCTTCGGAGGCTTCTTGCTCTCAGACACAACGTCTGGGTCTTCCTTGATGGTCAGCTCCGGCGGTGTGGCATAGTCGCAGACAAGTCGAGTCGGCACTCGGAATGTGCTGAGATTCTCGTCCAGCTTTGATCGACCACGACGAGAGTCTATCTTCATCTCTTCCCAACGGACTGCCAGGTAGCGAATGAACTGCTCATCGGACATCTGAACCTTGATCAGCGTCTCGTCCAGGTCGATACGTTGAGGAAGCAGACGCTCATCGGCACCCTTGAAATACGAAACTAACCCTTGAATGCGCCGACGAAAGAGCATCGGGTTCTTGATATTCAGCCCATCCAGGAACAAATTCGCAAACTCTTCATAGTCTGTGGGTAGACATTGAAGTTCTTCAGTTGATACCTTTTCGGTTGCAATTTCACCTCCGCCTACATCTGTCTCAATCTTTGCCTTGATGCCGGCGACCCAGTCTGCCGCAATCGAAACAAACGGCAGATCCTTCATGTACTGCACGGCAATACGGTCCCCTTCACCGTTATACGTAGAGCGGAACTGGGGAGGATTGCGAGTCACCATGACGTATTTCTTCAAGGCATTGAACTCGATTGTGTCTACCTCGGGGATTCCACGAAACGCTTTTGTGATCTTCTCTTCATCCCATGCAGGAATGGTCTTGAACGGAATGGTGATTCGCTCGATGGGTCCACGAAGAAGGTTCATCATGTACGAAATCTCGTTGGGCGAGTTGATAATCGGAGTACCTGACAGTAGAACAATTTTGCAACGCTTGGCATGATAAATAGCATCGTAGAGCTTGGATGTGATTTCAGACTCATTGATCACCCGAGAAATCAAGTTATGCGCTTCATCAATAATCACAACTGAATCGTCGTATTGACCCTCTTTCGTATACTCTGCAATGTTTGAGCGAGTCAGACCGTTGTAGCGGATAAAGTTGAATCGTTGCTCCAAGATATCCTTGATTTGCGCGCGAATATCAGCCCTGTCTTTGGTAGGGAGGCTTTCAAAGTTGGGTGTCTCGGAGGGAGTGGTAATGAAAATACGCTGGTTCTTCTCCATAAACTTTTCAGAAATGCCCAGTCGCTTTCCCTCTTTCCGAACGGCATCCGAAAGGGGGCGCACGGTCCAGTGATTTTCAACGGCATAGATCGGATCCCCGCACTTCTGCAACTCCTCCCGATAGTTGGCTTCAAGTGATGCAGGGAGCATCACAAAGACCTTGCTGGTGCTCAGCAGGGACTCTGCCACCGCAATAGACGAACACGTTTTGCCCGATCCAAGACCGTGGTAGACCAACAGCCCACGATACGGGGTTTCAATTTTTAGGTAGTCACGAATGATCTTTTGATAAGGAAAAAGCTCACGTCCCGTGCCCGCTCTCTTCAAGCAAAGATCAACATCCTTATCTTCTTCGTCCAAGGGGTCCTTGTCCTTTGCCCGGTAGTCGGACTTGATGAACATTCGTGTAATGGCATCTGAGAATGCCTTCCGATTAGGGAGCACATATGATGGGGCTGCCCTCATTGTGTTTGGTGTGGAACTTTTTACACTGCTTCATACAATGGATTTGACCCGACGAAACCATCGGATGTGGATGGTGACGATTTATCTCTTCTTAATGGCTGCGTTCCTGTATCTGAAGCCGTCCGTAGCCTTTGGGCGTGAAGGACGGATCCGCCCGTTTGGGGTTACGGATCGTGAAGCCACGGTTTTTCCCGTTTGGTGGTGGGTGTTTGCTATTGCTGTTGTCTCGTACTGTATCACAGTGTATCTGTCGGGATTCCGCTTCACGTCCTAACTATACGGTTTCAAATGTATCCAAAACTGACTCAAGTTCCTTGATCATTGCCTCTCGCTGTACATGGTGTGGTCTCACATGCTGGGCGCACTCAACAAAGGACTTCCACGCAATACCTGAGATCTCTCGGCGTTGCATTGGAGTAAATCGCTGATTCAAGTCGATCATTTCCGGATTCTTGACCAGTGCGACAAAGTACAGGTGACGGTACGAGATTCCATTCAATCCTTCAAATGTTTCTTCCAAGCGGATGTTCTTCAGGACTACATACGAATCGCGGGGAATGTTGGTCTCTTCGCCGAACTCTCGAATTGCGCAGTCTACATCCGATTCCCCACGAATCCTGCGCCCCTTCGGGAATCCCCATTCAGGCTCTTGGTAGCTCGATGGGTTGCTTGCAACCAACTCGGCGCGATTGAGTTGATTGAACTTGACTTGGGAGGGTCCATAGTCGCCGCTCAGGTGATCCTCACCCCATAACGTTTTCCATGTCGTTTCAAATGTTTCGTCAGCAATCATCTTCTGCTCGGCAATCGTCATGTTTCCGACCAGGCGAGCCACATACTCAGTGTTAGACGGATCATACTTCCCGCGCATAAACTCGGCGAAACTCATGCTATCTTTTCGACGTATCATCAAGAGACGGGTCTTTTTCGACTCTACGGGCAACGAGTCATTTTCAACAAGAATAAGCCCACACGACAACACTGGGTCATTACACGACCGAAAGAGATGACCTTTTGTACCACAGTTGTTACAATACATTACGGTCTGTTGTCTTAGCGGAGGTCCGGTTCGTTTTTCCATTGTGTCTTAGCATAACTTCCTTTGTAAGTGATACATAAATGGGAGGTTCCACGTCAAGACCATCGCTCTATGGACCTTCTTACGGTCCCTCCATGTATGGCACCACAAGTTCAGGATTTGGATCGATGGGTGTGATTGCAAAGGCACTGGTTGTGATTGTGGGATTGGGCGTTCTTCTCTTGGCTGCGCTGTTTATTTACAATGCAGTGGCAACTTCAAGCGGTAAACAAGCTGTGAGTATCTTGGGTTCACCGACCGTCCCCGACCAAGCACCCCTTCCACTTGACGGGACAATAGCAAAAACCATTCCAGCAGCGAATGCACCGATTACCCAAGGAGCAGATAACGGTATTCAGTTCTGGATGTTCATCAAAGACTGGACATACGGGTTTAACAAGGAAAAGGGCGTTATCTACCGCGAAGATTCTACCAATACCGGATATCGTAATCCCGAGATTACTCTCGACCCAACAAATAACAGCCTGAACGTGAAGGTCTCGATCTACACCGCAACACCAGGTGGCGGTGCGGCCACTTCCCCGGCTGGCGCGAACGATACCAGCGCTACTGGAGATTCGTTCACATGTACTGTTGAGAACGTCCCGCTCCAAACCTGGTTCGCGGTGTCCGTGACGGTGTTCCAGCGCAATCTGGACGTGTACATCAATGGAAAGCTGGTGAAGTCGTGTGTTCTGCCCGGTGTTCCTCGTCCGGCTGCCGGCGCCCTGAAGACGGCAAACAATGGTGGCTTCTCTGGGTCGCTCTGTAACATCCACGCGTACCCGAATATGCTGGGTCCCTCCGATGCCGCTGCGTTCTTTGCTGCGGGTACCAACTGTTCCTCGTTCGCCCAGCCTTCGTCTACAAATACAACAGAGGGAAGCAAAATGACTCTGTTCGGATACACCTTCACGTTCAATGTCAAGGACAGCTCGGGCAAAGTCGTTGGAAGTTCATCTTTCTAAGCAATAATGCGAATCTTACTCAAATGCCCAACACGGTCTAGACCGGCTCAGTTTGTGCGTGTTCTAAACCAATATATTTCATTAGCAAATCGCCCAGATCTACTCGGAGTTTGTGTTACGTGTGATCTCGACGATGCAACAATGACACCTGATTCTGTCCAATATCAAATCAAGAACATTACCTACAAGACCGCCTGGTCTGAGATCTATTACGGGAACAGCAAAACAAAGATTGAAGCCGTCAATGCAGACATTGCATCCGTTCCATGGGAATGGGATATGGTGGTTCTCGTGTCCGATGATATGGTTCCGCAGATCAAAGGATACGACGAAGTACTGCGAAGCCATATGACGGCAGATACGAATGGGATCTTGTGGGTGAATGACGGGACACAGGGGAAGAATCTCAATACAATCTCGATCATGGGTCGGAAGATGTATGACTCGTTTGGCTATATTTACCATCCAGCCTACAAGAGTTTGTTTTGCGATACCGAGTTCACTGATCTGTGCACAAGTTCACTGGCATCCAAGACCACCTACATTCCGACCGTACTGATTCGTCACGAACACCCTGGAACCGGATTTCCTCAACGAAACGACCAACTGTATGCGAAGAATCAGACATACTGGTCAGCAGATATGAAGACGTACATAGCCCGTAAGACATATGCGTATGACTGGAGCATTCTGATTGCAACCATCAAGGGTCGTGAACAGTCTCTCCAGACTTTGTTAGATGCAATTAACGAGAAACGTGCACGGATTTGTCCCGATCTCAAAATTGAAATTTCAATCTCCCTCGACAATCGTGAAAAAAAGATTGGAACAAAACGTCAGGAACTCCTTCAGGGTGCAAAGGGAAAGTACGCCTCCTTCGTGGACGACGATGACATGATCACCGATGCGTATTTTGAAGATGCGTTGCAAACAATCCAAGGTGGATTCCACTGTTGCAGATTACGAGGACAAATGAACCAATACACGTTCACGCATAGCATCGAGAACCGTTTGGATATGCCGATGTGTATTGGAGATGTCTTCATCCGTCCACCCAATCACTTGAATATTGTGATGACCGGAATCGGACAGTTCATCCCGTTTGGCAGTGCAAGGCGGGGCGAAGATCTTGATTGGGCGATTCGCCTAGCAAAGGCCGGGTGGTTAGAAACAGAATACAGGTCTGATCCCTCTCGCATTCACTACATTTACAATCTTGGAGACCGAACGGTCAATCCAGAAACAGCTGAGATTCAGCGGAAAATTAACTACGAAACAATGCTGGACCTGGTTTGGTTGGATGGAGGCGCAGCCCGAGTTAACAAGCAACCCGATGGCCGAAAGAATGGCATTCGTCTAACAGCTAAGGGCTTTGTTTCTAAGTAAAGGGTAATGAGCGTGTATACTATCCTGGCATCGGCTGTTGCAGTGGCTATCATCGGTGTCATTTTGTGGCGTGTCTTCTCAGTCCCCACAAAGACCACAGATGCGATTGATATCATGTCCGGATCTATATCGGGCAAGGAAACAAAAAGCGTGTCAGGGGACAAACTTGTTCGATCGTTTAACCAGCAACAGGGAGCAACATTTACGTACACTGGTTGGATTCTAGTGAAGGATTTCACATACAACTATGGAATGAAGCGCATCATCTTCAGCAAGGAGGATTGTCCGGGACTGTACTTAGACACCACGTCGAACTCCTTGCTCGTGTCAATCAAGACCTATGCAAATACACCTGAATCAATCATAATCCCGAATATTCCGGCGGGCAAGTGGGTACATTTTGCAATTGTAGTTGATCAGGATGCCGTGGACGTATACATCAACGGTGTTATCCGCCAGCACCATTCCCTTCTCCAACTCCCCAAACAGAACGATGCCGATGTTGTGATGGGATCCACGTCTTCAACGGGATGGGACGGTGTTCTCGCAAATCTCCAGTATACTCCGCGTTCATTGTCGGCGGGCGACATTTCTGCACTGGTGTCTGATGTCCCGAAGAACGATCTGACAGTTCGTCCGTCCGGACCGCAGTACTTCGATATGAGCTGGTACACGGGGCGAACTTAAATCTTGACAGGTTGTAATGAGCGCAGGTGGTCAAAACAGTACGACGCTTTCGGGTATCCAAGGAATGCGTATTCGCGACGCATCTGATGTAGACGCACAGAATCGGGTACGTGAAATCTACCAGCTTTTCAACTCGTCTACGCCTAACGC